GAGTGGATATATTAATGGAGCACCTGATTCTAAAGATGTTAAAAAAAATAGTAAAAAACTTAACAACAAAGGAATGAGTGGATATGAGGAAGTTGATGAGATAGCTGTACAAGCTGATAAAATACCTGGTGGGTTAGCAAAAGGTAAAACTTTAATTGATTTAGCTAAGAAGTGGGATATTAAAGGATATTATGACCCAAAACAATTTGCAAAAGAATATATTAAACCTAGATTGGTGGCTGGTATTAAAGTTGAAATGGAACATACAACCGATGTTAGTATTGCAGCTGAAATAGCTATGGACCATTTATTGGAAGATTTACATTACTACGAAAAGTTATCAAAAATTGAAAACGAAAGTTTATTAGAATATACAGCTACCGAAACCGCTGGATTTAATGATGGTAATACTGTAACAGGTACTCAATGGAACTCTGATTGGGAAGATTATGATACTGCTGGTTATTATACAAAAGATTTGCCGGGTTGGAACACTATTCACAAAAAACCATCCGAACATGAATTAAAAAGATTAAAAAATCAATCAAAACTTCCAATAGATAATCACGACGATAGTGTACACAAATATAATCGTACATTAAAATATGGTTATAAATTACCATCTGATTTTATAAAGGGCGATGGTAAGAGTACGGCTGGTACAACTGATGCATATCCTAATCAATATGATAATCAACCCGGTACTGATGAAAGAATCAATATGGACCCAAATGTTGATATTGATGGTGAAACTATAAAAGATGAGGAAAGACATATTGCTAAAAGTGTAAAACTAAGAAATCCAATTAAAGAAGGATTGATAGTTGAAGGTGGTGCATATGGACATATGAATCATCCTTTTGATATTTCAATGAATCTTACATTTGGTGATTTAAAAAATATAGTAGTAAGAGCTTTAAATGGTGATTTGGAATTAGCAAGAGAAAAAACCGATGGACAGGCATTAGCAATTAGTTGGGTAAATGGTAGATTAGTTGCTGCTCGTAATAAATCTCACTTAAAAAATAAAGGAGTTGGTGCTATGAGTGCCGGTGATGTAGCTAAAAACTTTGCCGGTAGAGGAGCATTAACAGATGCATATACATTTGCAATGAAAGATTTATCAGCGGCGGTATCTGGGTTATCAGATGCACAAAAAAAGAAAATATTTAAAGATGGTGCATGTTTTATGAATTTGGAAGTAATATACCCAAAGAATGCAAATGTAATTCCATACGGACAAAACCTTTTAGTATTTCATGGTACTTTTGAATATGATATAAATGGTGAAGTAATTGGGGAAAATCAACAAGCAGCAAGTATATTAGCTGGAATGATTAAGCAAGTTAATAAGCATGTACAAAGTACATATACAATACAGGGACCTCCAATGTTATCATTACCTAAATCAGAGGAACTTACTAATAAGCAGGGTAAATACATTTCAATGATTTCTAAATTACAATCTGAATATGGATTATCTGATTCGGATGGTGTAGCTGATTATCATCAAGCATATTGGGCTAATTTAATAGACAAAAATGCAAAGGGATTGGATGCACAACAAAAAATAGGATTAGTTAAACGATGGGCTTTTGGTGATAAAGGATTTAGAATTGCAGATATTAAAGATGCTAAAATAAAAACATGGGCTGATGGTATTGATAAAAAAGACCAAGCAAAAATATCAAAAGAAAACATAATGAAGTTTGAGGAGATATTTTTAGGTGTTGGTGCAGATGTATTAGGATTTATGCAATCTGTTCTTACGGCAAATCCATCCGATGCAACTAAAAAGATGAGAGCTGAATTAGGAAGTGCTATAAAATCATTAAAAGCAACAGGAACGGCATCTCAATTAGATAAACTTAAAATAGAACTGCAAAGATTGAATTCTTTAGGTGGATTTGATAAAATCGTACCAAACGAAGGATTGGTTTTTGTATATAACGGAAATACATACAAATTAACAGGCGCATTCGCACCTTTAAACCAAATACTTGGTATTTTTAAATTCTCAAGATAATTTCGTTTTCTTGATTTTGATATACTTATATATACAAATATATCGTATATAGTATGGCAAAGGAATTCAATAAAAAGTTTATGCATCCAACTCGTAGAAAGTTGGTTGATATGGTACTGCATGGTGCTGATTATGAAAAGGAAGCATTTATATCATTTGCAGGAGCAGACAAACAAAAAGTAAAAAGAAAAGTTGGTGAAAAGTGGACTGATGAGGATGGAAAAAATTATGAGCAATTAGAAGCTGGAAAAATACAAACATCGGAATTATCCGATACAATGCAAGAAGTAAGAGCTTATTTAGATAAATTAAATACTTGTAAAGCAGAAGATTGTAAAACAATCAAAATTACTAGAGTTGATAAAAAAATGATATCCAAAACTGGATATTGTTTACATTGTGTTTCTAAAAGAGAAGGAAAAATCAAAACAGATGGATTGTGGAAAGAATATGAAGATTATAAAATATATTCTAATATGATTTCACATGGTAAAGAAATTGTTGCACAATTTGAACAAGCATATAAAGATTGTAAGCAAGAGTATGAAATTGTAAAGGAAGATGGTACTTTAGAAAAATGGGTATTAGAGAGAGATGCAGAAGAAATGAAAGCAGAAATTCTTAAAGATATAGAAAATTACAATACTGAAATTGAAATGGCTATTAAATTAAGAGATGATGCTTGGGAAAAATTAAAAGATAAAAATTACGATTTAGTTAGACCTCTAACAAAATAATATGAGTACTGTAATCACACAAAAGAAATCTCTAAAGGAAATAATAGCAGAAGAATACAAAAAATGTGCGGTAGACCCGATACATTTTATGAAAAAATATTGTATGATTCAGCATCCAGTAAGAGGTAAGATACCTTTTCATTTATTTCCATTTCAAGAAAGTACATTAACACAATTTAAAGATAATAGATTTAATGTAGTATTAAAATCACGTCAAACTGGTATCTCAACACTTTGTGCTGGATTCTCTCTTTGGAAAATGATATTTAATACGGATTTTAATATATTGGTTATTGCAACAAAGCAAGAAGTTGCAAAGAACTTAGTAACCAAAGTAAGAGTAATGCATGAATTACTTCCAAGTTGGCTTAAGAACGGGTCAATGGAAGATAACAAACTTTCCCTTCGTTTAACAAACGGCTCTCAAATTAAGGCTATTGCTAGCTCTCCTGATGCAGGACGTTCTGAAGCCTTATCTTTACTTATATTTGATGAGGCTGCATTTATTGAAGATATTGATGAGATTTGGGTATCAGCACAATCTACCCTTTCAACGGGTGGTAGTTGTATTGCACTTTCTACTCCAAATGGTGTAGGTAATTGGTTTCACCAAACTTGGTTGGCAGCAAAAGAAGGAACAAACCCATTCAACACAATCAGATTACATTGGACAGTTCACCCTGAAAGAGACCAAATTTGGAGAGATGAGCAAGAAAAACTATTAGGTGCTAAAAAAGCAGCTCAAGAATGTGATTGTGATTTCGTAAGTTCTGGTGATACGGTTATTGACCCAGAATTATTAATGTTTTATAAAGATACCTATGTACAAAACCCAATAGAGAAAGGTGGATTTGATGGAAACCTTTGGAGATGGGAATATGCTACATCAAATGGTTCTTATATGGTTGTAGCCGATGTGGCTAGAGGTGATGGAAGTGACTATTCTACGTGTCACGTGATAGATATATTAAATTCAAGTCAGGTAGCAGAATATAAAGGCAAAGTTGATACAAAAGATTTTGGAAATTTCTTAGTGGCACTTTCAACTGAATATAACGATGCTTTGCTTGTAATAGAGAACGCAAACATTGGTTGGGCAACAATTCAGCAAGTAATTGATAGGGGATATAAAAACTTATTCTATATGAGTAAGGATTTGAAATATATTGATGTTGAAAATCAAATGAGAAACAAATATCGTGCAGAAGAAAAGCAAATGGTAGCTGGGTTTTCAACAACATCAAAGACTAGACCTTTGATTATATCAAAATTGGATGAATATTTTAGAGAGAAAGCAATAGTAATCCGTTCATCAAGATTAATTGAGGAATTATTTACATTTATTTTTATTAATGGTAGGGCGGAAGCTATGAAGGGTTATAACGATGACTTAGTAATGTCTTTATCAATTGGTTTGTGGGTTAGAGATACTTCTCTTAGATTAAGACAAGAGGGTATTGACCTTACAAAAAGAGCATTAGGTGGTATTTCATCAAACATGCAACACTCTGGAATTTATGGTGGTAGGGATGGTATGGAAGACAATCCTTGGAAAATGAGAGTGGGTGATGAATTTGAAGATTTATCACAATGGTTATAAAATAATATTGTTTTGATATTTTACCATATTTATGGTATATGTCAAAATACAAAATGGCAATAAATTATGGCAGAACAACAAACAGATGATAGAAGTTTTTTTGGTAGGTTAAAGAAATTATTTTCAACTAACGCTATTGTAACCGTTGATAAAGATGGTAAACGTAAGGTAGTTGATACCGAAGAACGCCAAATGAATACAAACTTCGTAAATCTAAGAGATAGATATACAAAGTTACAAAGGTCTTATTATGAGACTCAGCAAGGAGCTCAATCAATGGCATATCATCAAGTTCGTAGAGAACTTTTTAGAGATTATGATGCTATGGATAATGACCCAATTCTTTCATCTGCTATGGATATCTATTCAGATGAATCTACAACAAAGAATGAGTATGGTGATGTTCTTCAAATTAAATCAACTAATGAAAATATAAGAGAAGTATTGCATAATCTTTTTTATGATATTATAAATGTTGAATTTAATTTATGGCCTTGGATTAGAAATTTAGTTAAATACGGAGATTTTTTCTTAGCTTTGGAAATAGCAGAAGGTAAAGGTATTGTGAGTGTAGCACCACATTCTGTTTATAATGTAGAAAGATTGGAGGGTACTGACCCATATAATCTTAACTATGTAAAATATAAAGTGGAAATTGATAGATTTGGTAAAAAAGAATATGAGAACTATGAAATGGCTCACTTTCGTTTATTATCAGATACCAACTTCCTTCCATATGGTAAATCTATGCTTGAAAATGCTAGAAGAATATGGAAACAATTAACTCTTATGGAAGATGCGATGTTAATTCATCGTATTATGAGAGCACCTGAAAAAAGAATATTTAAAATAGATATAGGTAATATCCCACCAACCGAAGTGGATAACTATATGCAAAAAATTATCAATAAAATGAAAAAAACTCCATTTGTTGATAAAAATACAGGCGATTACAATTTAAAATATAATATTCAAAATCTTACTGAAGATTTCTTCTTACCTGTTCGTGGTAGTGATAGTGGTACTGAAATAAACAACTTGCAAGGATTAGAATATGCAGCAATTGAAGATATTGATTACTTAAAAAATAAATTATTTGCAGCATTAAGAGTACCAAAAGCTTACTTATCTTATGATGAGAATGTTAATGGTAAGGCTACATTGGCTGCAGAAGATGTTCGTTTTGCTAGAACAATTGAAAGAATTCAAAGAACAGTTGTTAGTGAATTAACTAAAATAGCAATTGTACACTTAGCTGGGCAGGGTATTGATGAAACTGAATTAACAAACTTTGAATTATCATTAACTAACGCTTCTACAATCTATGAGCAAGAGAAAGTAAACCTTTGGAGTGAAAAGACTAGATTGGCTAATGATATGAAGGGTTTAAATATGATGTCTACTGATTGGGTGTACCATAATGTATTTGGAATGAGCCAAGATGAGATTGATACTGAAAGAGCTAAATTAATATTAGACCTTAAAGATAGATTCCGCTACACATCAATTGAACAGCAAGGACAAGACCCAGCTAACCCACCACAACAAACAAATGTTGAGGAGGAGATTGAAAAAATGAAACAGGAAATAGTTGATGGCAAAGTTGGAAGACCAAGAGAGGGTAATACTTATGGCAAAGATAAGCATCCATATGGTAGAGACCCACTAGGGGATAAAGAAAATCACACAGAAAGAAAACGAGAAAATAGACCTACATCTTTCTCTCAAAAGAAGATAGCTAGGGAATATATTAACGGAGTTTCAGCAAAAAAGAAGGTTTTGAACGAAAAATTAGAAAAAACTGACCTTTTAGATGAAAAAAACCTTTTAGATGACACCAAATTTTAATAAACATTAAAAAGTTTATATTTATATGTGTTAGTTTATAGGGTAGAAAAAATATAGGGTAATTAAATGAAAAAAATTAAACATTCCAAGTTTAAGAACACTGGAGTGTTATTTGAATTATTAGTAAGACAAATAACATTGGAAGTTCTTAATGGCGATAAGACAGAAAACGCTAAAAATATTGTAAAAGAATTCTTTGCAACATCAACAGAATTAAATAAAGAATTACGTCTTTATGATTTATTGTTGAAAGAAAAATATAATTCTGAAACAAAAGCGGATAAATTTGTGGAAACTGTATGTGAAGCACATACTAAATTAAACCACACAAAACTTTCTAAAGAAAAATATACTCTTATTAAAGAAATAAATTCTAAATTTGATTTAGAAAACTTCTTGTCATCTCCTATAACTAATTACAAAGTTTTAGCATCTATTTATAAAGTATTTGAAGCTAAGCAAAGTGAAGGTTATGATATTAAAGATATTTTTAATTCAAAAATTACTCTAATAGAAAATATCACATCTAAGCCTGTTCAAAAAGTGCAACCGCAAGAGGATAAAAAACTAATAGAGACCTATAAACAACAAGACAAAGACCTAAGATTACTTACCTATAAGATTTTAGTAGAAACTTTCAATAAAAAATACACTAATTTAAACGATAAGCAAAAGAACTTATTAAAAGAATATATAAACAACATCACAAATACCACAAAATTCAAAGATTATGTGGGACAAGAATTACCTAAGATTATAGCTGAATTAAAGGGTATTAATTCTAAAATAAAAGACAAAGTTACACAAATTAAATTATCAGAAACAATATCTGTATTGGATAAGATAAAAATAGGAAAGAGTGTATCTGATTCTCAAGTTTCATCTATAATGCTTTCTTATGAATTAATCAAAGAATTAAAATTAAAGGTAAATGGATAATTTAAAAGAAGTAATTAAAGAAATTATAAAAGAATTAGAACTTGAATCTACAATAGTAGAGGGTTCTAAAGACTATTTAATGTCTGGGGAAGATATTCCAGCAGATAATAAAAAACCATTAGCAATGAAGCCAACGGCAGCTAAATCTAAAGATGACGGGCAATTAGCAGATGTGAGTGGTATGATACTTGCAAAAGATGATGCAGAAAACTCACTAAAAGAAAATCGTTGGTTAGCAATCAAAAAAGAAGAAGGTTCTCCTAAATCTAAGATTGGCAAAGGTATTAGTAGCATTCATTCTCAACTATCTGAAGTTGAAAAATTTGTTAATTGGTACTCTAAATTAAAAACTGAAAACGGATTAAAGAAGGAAGATTACTATAAAAGAACTCATAAGAGTTTAAACAAAATCAAAGAAAGAATAATGAATCTTTCAGAAAAAGTAAGAGGATTATAATATGAACAAAGAACAATTAAAAGAATTAGTAAAGTCAGTAATGGCTGAAGAAGCTGAATATCAAGCTTTCTTCAAAAAGGCTTTAGAAAAAGCTGGTAAATCTATTACATCTATGTCAGATAAAGAAAAGAAAGCATTTTTTAATAAAATTGATGCTGCTTGGAATGGCAAAGGTGAAAAAAAAGTAGATGAAATGAGCGGAACTGGTGGCGTTGCAGGATATAATACTCCAGCAGCATTTAGTAAAAATCCAGCACAAGCTAAGAAAACTGCAAAAAGATTAGCAGCAACTACTGG